AATGGGCTTATTGAGACTTTGCGCGCCTTTGCGCTAAAAGCCTTATGTTGTAACGGTTTTAACGGGCGGTGTTGGTGGCGGTACGCTTTTCCATGCTGCTACAAACGCTTGCGGGTCGTCGGCCATGGCTGGGGTTAACTCGACGTGTAACCACAAACCGCCACCAGAGCCACCGTTTGCGGTTTCTGTCCAGTCTTTCCAACCGGGTTTGCCGTCACGATTACAACGCCAACCGCGGCCCCATTTCTCGGTGCCTTTTTTTGTGGTGCCGGCGTAGTCGTGCACTTCTTCAATGCCTAAAGTCTCGTAGTTGGCTACAAGCCAGTTAGCCCACATGGCGGCAGTTGCCTTGTCTTTGTATCCAATGTCGGCGGCACGGCCCGTGGCGTGTACTGAGAGGCGGTCTGAGCCGCGCATGTTACGTACAGCCCAAGTGCCAAGGTTAGTAAAGCCTTTTTTCTTAATGATGTCTACGAACTTTTCGGTGCCGGGGCGTTTGCCTAATGCTGCGCCGTCGGTGGTGCCGGTGTAGTTCATGGCCGGCTAATCATGTCGGCAATGCGCGTTAAGAGTTTTGCAGCTGCTTCGCGCACAATTTTTAGTAGGCTTTTTTTGTCGTCGTTATTCATCGGTTTTGTCTTTCGGTTTGTCTTTTAGCCCGTTTGCGCTGAGTAGGCCAGCGAGTGAGCCGGTGAGAAATAGCAATAATGGTTGCAAGGTTGCCCATGCGCTTTTGTCGTTGTCGCTGACGTCAAGCGGTTGCGTGACAAAAAGCAGGCCATAAATTAGCGACATGGTGGCCACCACAAAAGTTAAAGACAACGCGCAGGCCACAACAAAAATTAGGCGCGCTTTAATTTGCTCGCTGGTCATTCTTTCGGGTCGGCGCGGCGGCGGAATTATAGGCATTTGTCTGCCAGTATTCGAGTACTGCCAAGGCTGGCGGTGTCCACGGTTATTGACGTTTCAGCGCGCAAAGCCTTGTTTTTGGTTAGTGGCGGGCAGTTGACGCGCTCACGGTCTCCGCACGCTACGAGGATTGACGCGAACAAAAGCGCCACAAAACTAATCCGCCAGATCATAATCTTGCTTTGGTAGTTCTGGGATTTCATCGGCTGTAAGTTCGCGAACAATAGTTTCGCCTGTTTCTGCGTCGTGAAATGTGCCTATTTGTGGTTCCATCTGTTATGCCTTTCGGTATCCGTAAACGGTAATTGTGCCTGTTGAAGCACCGCCAATTTGCCAAGAAAAACCGTCGTATGAAGTTGTGTTAGCGAGGTAACCGCCAGCCATAATTAGAAACCGAGCGTCTGGCGTGTAACTTCCCTGGGTTGTTGTTGTAAAACCTGTGTACTTTGCAGCAAACGGATTGTAGAACTCAATGACGTCCATCCCTGCATTGCCTGCGGTGTGCGCGCCGACGCGCCAATTTGATTGACCTGTTCCGCCCTGGCTGCTTACCGAACCAGGCAAAAAGTCCGCGCCTGTAAATGAATAAGCTGTGCCACCCGTGTTCGTTGTCCCAGTACGCATTTGCACAAATGCAGTTTGATTTCCTGTGGTAGTTGCTACTTCTATTAACACCCGATAATGGTCATAGGTTGCTGTGAAACAACTATTTACATTTATAGTTGTTCCGCTAAAAGTTGTACTTGTGACGTAAACAAGGCCAGCGTTTCCAAGATACGTGTTTGTGTCCGAAGCGGTCAACACCGCGCCGCTAGTAAAAGTTTTTATAGCCATTTATGGGAACCCCAGTCTGTTTGTGTCTAGTATGCCGAAATCGTTGCTGTCGAGCAAGAACGGTTGCCCCAAACTTGGGGAAAACGTGAAATCTCCAGTAGCTCGGTCTGCATAAAAATTAACGTTAATAGATTGAATAGCTGCGGCATACGTAACGCCACGAAAAGTAATTTGAGCCGACAGGCCCAAATATGACAAGGTTCCGCTGAAGCTGCCGATATAGCAAAATGTTAAAAATGTGTCATCAATTGCCGTATCGGTGCTCAAGCTGAACGGTGCGATAGTCACTTGACCTGACAGCAACAGATAAAGATAAGTAGCCAAGTTAAGCATTTCGGCAGTCGTGTTGCTGTAAGTGTTGTAATCAAGCGTGTTATAAGGGCCAGTGGCTGCTTGGAAATTTTGTGTAGTTTTGCCAGGCGTAATCACGTTTACGTCGTTAAACGTAGACTCGCTTGCCGACTTAAATGCAAGACGGTTGTATTTTGTGCCTGCGCCCGTGTCCCCAAAAGACGCTGTGAGTCCGCCATATATACCGTGATACCAAGCGATTGGCTCAACCAAACCAGTTGAAGGGTTGGTTGTGCGTTCATTGTCGATGTCATCAAGAACGCTTTGATCGGTGCGGGCCAGTTGGTTAATGACATCAAACGCGCCTTGATTAGTTATTGCTGTTAGTGAGCTTTGGGTTGTCGGCACAAAATTAACTGTTACAAAAGCGCTGCCGCTAGCGGCATCTTTTGCTTGCAGTCTCGTTGTTGTTGAAGCGCCAAACGAAAGCGATGCAATGGTTCTTGCAGCGATCATGCCAGTAGGCCCGACTGCCGTGATAATTATGCGATCACCAGGAGCGTGCAAAGTCGCGCTCGCGTCATAAGGTATGTCATAAACACGCTCAACATCGGTGATGATGCCCAGAAAATACGCTTCAGATGAGGCAGAGTTGCTAGTTCTAACGTCGATATATTGACCGATTGCTAGAGGCGTTGCGTAGGTGTTGGCTGGTATTAACTCAACGACACATTGGCTAGGTAACCAGTTGTCTTGGAAGTAAGTGCGACCGCGCCTGATATTTATTGACTGCACTCCGGTCAGGCTTGTATAGGTGCCGTCGAGGGTGGTTGAGTAATTAACCGTTGGCGCTGTATAAGCCATCGTTAATTTGTCACTCGGATAGGGACTGAGCCGTTGCGCTGCATATATGTTCGAAGAGCTGCGACCACTGCGTTCGGATCGCCCCCGTTGACATTGATCGTGATGTTGTTGCCCATGTTTGGCGCGTTGTTGCCGGTGAGAGGGACGACAGCCTCGGGGCCTGCCTCGCCGATCATGGCTAATGTCGGGCCTGTCACGATGCCACCATTTGCCAGCATGGGGATATCAGGGACGTCGTACCCTTTACCGCCGACAATGGGAACCCAGCTAGGGAACTTGAAAGATAGTTTGCCGACCGTGTTGTTCCAGACTGAGGCGATGCCATTGAACAGCCCTTTATAGATTGCGACTAGTCCGTTGACGTATCCGCTGACAGCGGTAACAACGCCAGCGAAGCCTGCTTTGATGCCGTCAAATACTGTCCCAGCAATTTTGCCGACGCCTTCAAAAACTTTTCCAAAAATGTTGAACTTGAGCTGCAAGATCACAAGTGCAGCGCCCACGGCAACGAACAGCGCGACAAGTAGGAAGATCGGGTTGAGTGCCATTACAGCGTTAAAGGCTGCTTGGACGGCTGTGAAAGCGGTCGTGGCTGCAGTCCAGGCTTTCATGGCGAAGTTGACGGCGAGGATGGCTGTAGCGATGCCTGCGATTGCTCCGCCGACGATCAAGAATGTCGTGGTGTTTTCTTGAGCCCAAGTTCCCAGACGCTCGATGAATGGGAGGACGGCTTGAATTGCTGGGAGTAATGCTGCGCCGATTGACTCTTTAGTTTCGGCAAGGCCAATAGACAGTCTTTTGAAACGTCCTTCCGCGGTGTCTGCAGCTGCAGCAGCGTCACCTCCGAAAGTGTCCGCCAGTACGCTCATTGCGCCCTCGACATCTAGACCGTCCTTGAGAAGGGTTTTCATGCGCGGATCGAGGGCCTTGAGTCCTTTGTCGTTTCCTGCGTAAGCCTTTGCTAGCGCGTCGGAAACTGTGGCGAGATCCTTGCCTGTACCGGCAGCGATGTCTTGAGCGAGCCTAAGACCTTGCTGGGCTTCTTCTAGGTTCTCTGTGCCGACAACAAGTTTCGCAAGCGCTGGGCGTAGTTCGTCGTCGGCGGTAGCGGTACTCATTGAGAGCGAGGAAATGAAGTCCTCATTTTTTTTGATCGCCGAGTCTGAAGCATTGGTGACGCCTCGGATGTTTCGCGCCAGTTGTTCCTGTGCGGCTGCATCTTCCATTGCGCCTTTGACTGAGTCGAAGGCTGCAGCGCCAAGCCCTACGAGAGCGGCTGCTGCTGGAACGGCTGCTTTCTTAATGGCGAATGATGCTTTCGCGCCAACGGTTTCAAGTTGCTTGAACTCTTTTATCGCTTTGTCAACGCCAGCGCCGACGTATTCGGTAATGATTGGAATGTTGATAGCCATTAGCGCGTCTCCTCGTTTACTCTCCGCATGACGTCGCGCACAAGATCCGATAGACCGCGCTCAACGTCTGGAAGATGTTTTTCTGCTGTAGGCCACAAGACTCGAGAGTTTTTGCTCCTGAGATTGTTGTTGAAGTTTGTCCCTGGGTTCGCCAAACCTGCGACCTCAAAGATTGCGCCTGACGGATCGCTCTGGGTTACGTAAAGTACAGCGGACTTGTTTCGGCGCGTAGAAGTTTTGAACTTGACGCCCGAACGAACTTTCGCAACAGTCCAAGGCAGTAAAGTCCGACCGCGCTTATCTGTCCATTTGTATTTCATGCCTGATAGTGGCATCTGGGGATAGCCAGCCTTGGCGTCGGCGAGAAGTGGGGCGACAATGTTTTTGGCGTCACGGTTGAACTGTTTGCGGTATTCGGGGTCAATGCTCTTGAGGGCTTTGATAGCAGCTGCACCGCCGACGAACTCTGTCCGCGCTGTTGCTGTCATGTCTAGCCCTTTCTCTGAGAGTTGATTACGTCAATGCAAGTCATGAGATCCTGCAAAGTAAAGTTGATGTCTGGGGGCCAGTAGCCAGTCTCGACAAGAAGCTCGGCGAGCGTTCTTGCTACTGATCCCCTTCGATGGGGTTTTCTGCCTCATTGCTGATGACGTCCAAGGTCACAAGTTTTCTGAGGAAGTCATCCAAGATGATTGGTGGGTTGTGGCCTTGTTGTTTTGCTGCTTCATGAGCCAAGTATCCGAGCATCTCTATCGAGATCCCGTTAGCGAGATCGGATGCTTTGACTTTGTATTTCCGCTCGAGTTGCACAATGTGAAAGAGATTAGTTTCAACAACGTAATCTCCTTCTCCTGTGTTGACTTTGATGGATAGTTTCATGGGGTTTCCTTTGCACGGTAAGGGATGGGATTAGGGGGTGATGTCGCGTACCCAGGTGCCACCTGAGAACGAAACTTCCATCACTTGGAGTTCGCCGACGGTGTAGGTGATTGGGTAGTTCGCGATCATCGTGTTGGAAATTGTCCACTCTGGGTTGTCAGCTGCGATAGCGCCTGAGCCTTTTTTCACGACGATAACTGTGTCGCCTTGACCGACTTCGCCAGCGATGACGCCTTCAACTTCTGTCGCTCCGTATGACATATAAAGCGTGATTGTTCCTTCTACGGTCTGAAGGCCTGCAACCATGCGTTCGCCAGTATCGCCGAAAGCGGTGCTGGTTAATGGGTTGTTACCAAGAGTAAAACTGATGCTCGAGGCCTGATCGGTGAGATCTACTGTCGCAATTTTTAGCTCTGCCGGTTGTGATAAATAAGTTGTAGTTGCCATGATTTCTCCTATGGGTTTCTTGAGGTTCCCACACGAACGACTAGATCGTATGAGGGGATATCTTGTGATCCGATTGTCGTGACAGAAGGAGCGCCCGAAATGAGGGAGATCGCGCTGTTCATGATCGTATCGGCTGTGGTAATCAGGTAATCCTCGGCGTCGCTGTTGCCTGGGGGAGCT